GTCATTTAATCAACTATACGGTTTGGTTCAATTGAACCTAAGCAGCGATATTCGTCCAAGACGGGGTTTGTGATGGGTTTATGTTTGAGAAGTTAGAAGTTTGATTGGGTTGTATTCTTGACCAAACAAAAGCATTTCCTACTTTCGCCGTGCCAACAACACCCGTTACGGACACATTAGCTTTTGCATCAATCGTAACAGAGCCGATTGCACTTGTAGCGGCTACCCCAGTAACGGTTACATCAGAAAAACCCTCTATCGTTACAGTTCCAATGGCACCAGTACCAACAACCCCTGTAACAGTAACATCACTGGGAACGTTGCCAAAACCTGCTATGGAATTGTCTGCTAGTGGAGAGAAACCAAGCATTTAAATAATCTCCGTTGTCATTATTGATATCAACAACTTATCCTGTAGCCGCGTCGATTGCGTCTATCATCTGTTGATAGGCAGTCTTAATTGCGTCTGTCCACACTACGTTGCGGGTTAAGCTGCCCAAGGTGTTCCCGAGGCAGCGGTTGGGTTTGCCATCGCATCAATCTGTGCAGCGATAGCAGCTTCCGTATCAGCTTGTGATACATGACCCCAGACCCAGCCCTGCGCCTGTGCTTCAGTTACGTCAGCATAAGCAACAAAGTCAGATGCGTCAGGGTCAGGTGTTAAGCCCACTGTGCCATAGGATGACGCAGAGTGATCTCCGTCAACGCCAGAGCAGCGCCAGTGTACTACGTTAATACCACCTGTTGCGATGTCGTGTTCGCAAGTGGGGATAATCCAAGTGTAAGTTACGGCCATAGGTTAAACCTCCTGTGCGGCTAGATGGGCGGCGTAAGCATCCTTAACCGCTTGTGTATGAACGGCTGCACAGATGGCTTGCACCTCTGCGCTTTCACCTGAGATGTCTGCATCTGGTGCAACGACATGGCGTGAGAACGAACGGCTAATCTCGACATCGTCACGCTTGATGACCGTGGCTGTACGCACTTGCACATGCTTGTAGTCGCCTACGATCTCTATTTTGTCTTGTACTTGTGTTTCTGTTAGTGCCATCGTTTATCTCCTTTATGGCTATGTGGACTGACTACCCTGTGATCCAACAGGGTTAATTTGTTATGCTGTCATGTAAGTGACTCCAAAATACATATCTTGAGCGCCAGAAAAGTTTAATTGACTGCTTTGAAGCTTTGCGTATTCCCCTTGAGCAGACCAATATAGTTGAATCTTCGTTGTGCTAGATGGAATAAAAGCTACTAAAGTATGTTGGCCTGAAAGAGCAGTTACCTTTCTATATAAAATTGAACCCGTTGAATCTTCACTTGGCGTAAAAGGTAAGCCACTTAACTCTATAGAACCAGTTGGATTAGGGGCAGTAGATGCTGTGTTACCAAAAATGTGTACTGTATTACCTATTTTTGTATATTTCATAGTACTTGATGGGCCGCTTGTGCCACTGCCTACCCAAGTTGCACTGAAAGTTCCCTCTTCATAATCGCTCAGAAAATTAGCCGACCCAGTGCCGCCAAGGTAGACACCGCCACTGAGGTAGAGGTCTTTCCAGCGGCGGGTTGTGCCGCCTAAGTCTATCTCATTATCCCGATAAGCTCCGGCAGAGGTAGCTGGGTAAACCTGTCCACCACCCATCCCGATAAAAGCATCAGTGGCTACGGGGCTACCTATATGAAGATAGTTAGCGTTAGTCCCAATACTCCCCACAGTGGTGCCGTCTTTGCGGAACACTGCAATGTCGCCATCTGAGGTTTCCCTATTTGCATAAATAGCTACATCATTTGTTGAACTTGCGTACACATATCCCGTTGCCGATAGTGATACCCCAGAGGTGCCTGTAAAACTGGTAGTACCCACCAGCAAGTTACCACTGCTGTCGATGCGCATTTTCTCGTTATTATCAACATTAAATTGAATGCGTGAGGAAGCTGCGGCGTTCCCTACATCAGCATTAAATGAAAGCCCTGCGTCACTAATCGTTTCAATAACACAATACATCGACGTGTTTTGGCTATCGACAAGTCTTATTTGATTGTTGCTTGATTGAATTTGTAAAGGTGAGCTAGGCGAACTGGTCCCAATGCCCAAGTTACCACCACTCGTAAGCGTCATCTTAGCATCAGCAGCAGCACTAGCACCTGTCTTAAACACAAGCTCAGTAGCATTATTATCAGCAGCAAATGTACCTTCAGCAACAGCTTCAATGGCTGCGGCTGTTAGATTAGCATCAGTGCCACTAGCTTCATCAGGTGCCTTGAACTCAATCTTGCCTAGCACACTGCCATCAGTAACAGTGGTGTCTGATGTCTCTAGTTTAAGTACACCGCCTGTGGCTAGTTCAAAAGTGCCAGCAGCTAAATCTCTTGCTCTAGTCATGTTATGCGTTCTCCAATGCCGTAATCCGTGCTAATGCTTCTTGCAATGATGCCACAAGCAATGGGACCAACTTGGATTGATCAATGCCCTGCATGTCTGGAACACTACGAGTACCCATGACAGCGGCTGTAGTTTCCCGCCATTGCTGACCATCCTCTAATGTTTCTGGCTGTTCAGCATCTGCGCTGTGAATAACCTCGTCTACTGCATCAACATCGTTGCCATCTTCATCAACGTAGGCATCTGTAGCTGGTGTATAGATGTCACCTGTTGCTGCTGATACCTGATACTTTTCGTCTTTCATGCCGTCTTTGGTGCCTGTGACAGCCTCTGGGACAACGGCTTGGGCCTCGTGTGCGAGGAAGCCATCAACACGAGTGCCGTCTGCAATCCACTTGAAATTTATTGGGTTAAGTGCCAGCACACGATCACTTGCACCTGTCATAGGTTGGGCGTCAGTTTTTAGGCGGTAGTCGGAAGAGGTATTGTAGGCTGTGGCAGAACCGCTTGTGCTGATTGTTCCTACAAGGCCGTTGCCGTTAAAAAAAGCAAGCTGGTCATAACCACTTGTTCCTGAGTTACTGCTTTTCCAAAAGTTTTGTCCATCAGTACCAGAAATTCTAACGCCCGTTTGAGACGAACTTGGTTCTGCTGTAGTCCCAATCAAGATGTTACCGCTGCTGTTAATGCGCATACGTTCTGCTAGAGTTAGAACATTAGACCCATTGTTTGAAGATGTTGAGAAAACCAGACCACCAGAAAGTGAGTATGATGCGCTTGTAGAACCCCCCGATATTCTACCCGTTTCGTAGGTCGCTCCCGTATTTGATATAGACTTGCCAAAGAAACGCATTTGAGCATTTAATTGACTACCAGCAAGACCGCCCGTGACACTAATGTAGTTTGAACTAGAATCGGCTGTAGGTACACCAACATTTACATTACCGCTCGCATCGAGGCGCATACGTTCTGTGGCAGCGGTTCTTACAAGTAAACTGTCATCGTTGTGGTTATAAGAGAAACCACCCTGATAAGCAGCAGACCCAGATGTCCCATCAGAAAAATATATATTGGTTCGCTGGTTTGCCCCTGTGCTTGCGATTGTAATTCCAGTGTGACCGCTAGATGCAACAACTAGATTATCAGCCTCAGCATCGTAAGAGTCTGGCGAACTCGTCCCAATGCCTACGTTACCGCTGCCGTCAGCAGTTAAAACAATACGACTATCAGTCACATCCATTAATTGAAACTTGTCACCATCACTATTATCTATCCGCATAGACCAGCTTTGAGTAGGTGATGCTTGAGTCCCTCCAACAGAGAAGTTTAATAGAGGGTCATTGCTAGTTCCTGTTTCGTGTATTTGAACATCACCATCTTCTATTGTTAAACTTCTATTAGGCGAACTCGTCCCAATGCCAACCGATCCCGCTGATGTGATGCGCATACGTTCTTCATTAGCTGTACCAAATGCCAATGTGTTATCTGCTGGTCGCCAAATATAAGCCGCACCATTAGGGTCTGAAATAGAACCAGAAAAAGTAAGTTCACCACTTGTCAGTGTGGCTTTGCCAGTTACGTTAACGCCTGTGCTGGTGGTGGCGAGTTTTTGTGCATCATTGTGGTACAAATTAACTGCGCCATTTTCAACACAATAAATAAAGTTTTCATTTGTAGCCGATGACCTGATTTGTAGATTTGTTCCAGCAATTGTTAAATCGCCTGTTCCAACATCCTTAATATAACTATTTGACCCATCATGGTAAATCTGTAGGTCAGACCCAGCACCGAAGATGGCTTTGTTGTTGTCACCAAGAGCCAAGTCGCCAGTAAGAGTAGTAGTACCAGTAAACGTCTGGTTGGCTACCTCAAATGCAGTATAGCTAATTATATCACACACATCCCCAGTGCTAGCACCACTAGCAAGCACCACGTCTGACCCATTTGTAGCAGTAAAATCAGCAGGACTCAGGTGTGAACCATTGAGATAGACATCCAGAAATCCTACCGTGTAACCAGCAGTGTTAAACGTAGTCTGACCTGAAGTAGCTGTGAAGCTCTCCCTGTGTTGTGTAGCCTGTGGTACAGGTATTGCTCCTAGATATCCAGCCATGTTATGCGTTCTCCAATGCCGTGATACGGGCTTCAAGCTCTTGGATGGTTTTCACTAAAAGTGGTACAAGTTTAGACTGATCAATGCCTTGCATGACTGCATTGCCTTCGTCATCGACTTCATTGTGTGTACCTGTGACTGCCTCTGGTACGACTGCCTGTGCTTCGTGTGCTAGGAAGCCATCAACTGTGACGTTTGGTGCAAGTGAACTTAAAGTGTCAGCATCAGATATAAAGTTAAACCTTGCTGGCTTGAGTTGCTTTAGGCGAGTTGTTGCATCCCATGTGTAGTCTACGTTTTCTTTAAGTCTGTAGTCTGATGAGGTGTTGTAGGCTGTGTTTGAGCCTGAGACTGTAATGTTCCCCACCGTGGTACCCGACGAAACTATCCGTATTACTTCTCCGTCACTGGAACCAGTTCTGTTAAACGTAGCAACAGTATCAGCCGAACGAGATACATCTAAACGACCATCACCACCAAGTTTTGTTCCTGTGCCGGTTGAATTATTGTATAAAGTCGTATCAGTAGTACCCACCAGCACGTTGCCGCTGCTGTCGATGCGCATGGCTTCTTGCGTAGTCCCAGACTGACGTGTGTCAAACCTTAGATAACCGTTAGACGCATCTGTGCGTTTACCATAAATTGCTGCATGGGCAGTTGAGGTAGACCAACCGCTTGTAGTTGATTGCCAAAACAATCCGTTGCCACTATCCGCAGATGTTGAGTTTGTCTCAATTAATATATTGCCACGGTTTGTTAGGCTTTCACTAGGCGAATCTGTCCCAATGCCTACCGATCCCGATGAGTCGATGCGCATACGTTCTGTTAGTGCGCCAAGGTTCTCTCTAGTTTTAAAAGTTAAAGCAGATGATCGGTTAGTAGCATTTGTGTATATAGCGTTGATAGTAGCTAAATCTCGCAGTGACCCACTAGCATCTTCACCGCTAAAGTTTAAAGCAGCACCGAAGTTATTAGCCGCTGTGCCTGTTGTGTTTGCAGAAATACGAGCAACAACTACTGCATCATTTGTTGTTGAGGAATTTGTAGATAAATCTAACGGAAATGCAGGCGAACTCGTCCCAATGCCAACCCGACCAGAGCTGTCGATGACCATTCGATTTGACCCAGCCGTGCTATCACGAAAATATAACTTATTAGCATAATCAGCCGCAGCCGTATTACCGCCTAAACCTAATTCATATTTACGACCAGATGCTCCAGTATTACTAAGTCTAAATGTAGAATAGTCTCCAGTACCAGACTTACTTATATCAACTAAAGCTGTTGGACTTGTAGTCCCAATGCCCAAGCTCTCAGCACTGGCATCCCAGAAGAACTTTGGCGTCGTGCCTGTGTCCTCGTAGAAGCTGATGTCGCCTGTTGCATGATCTAATCTAATTCTATCAGTGGTAGATGAGCGATCATCGCTAGAAGTGGTAATTACAAAGTCACCGCCACTATTAAAGATAGATGTGTTTACGTCTGTAGTGTCATTTTCTTCTAGGCGCAGTGTTGCGTAGTTTGCTCCAGTAATACGCACACCATCGTTATCAGGTGTAAATACAGCATCACCACTGACAGTCAGTCCATCAGCCGTCACTGTGCCACTAATATCAGCACCAGAGGTACTGAGGTTGACCGCTTTACCACCAATGTATCCGGCCATTATGTAATCTCCATATAACTCATGGTTACTGAAACCTTATCGGCAACGGAGCAATCAATCTTAACGATATCGCCTACGTTAAGGTTAACCTTACCATCTAAAACAGCAAGCGTTGATCCAACAGGTATAGGGACGTCTTTCACAAGATGAGCCGTAGTGTTCTGAGTTTGAGAGGTTTGCGTAGTGGTACTTACAAGCGTTACAGATGCTGTGACCTGTGATGTGTGAACGTTTGCTAGTGTAAGCCCTAAAATAATAACCGTGCTGCCAGACTGAACCGTGTATAAAGTTTCTGGTGTTCCTGAACTTGCAGGGGCAACATCTCTTGTGATTAACTTAAACGTATTAGCCATTTGTTTTTCCTATATCACCCCAACGCGATAGCCAAAGCTGTCGCATCGTCTGTAGTTGCAACAGTTCCTGCAACATTTGGCAAAGTTAAAGTTACGTCAGCAGTAGACGCGGGGCCGATTAACGTTACTTTGTTAGTTCCATTGTCGCTATCCTCAAAGAACTCAACAAACCCTGCGCTTGTAGAGCCGTTCTTTACAGAAATACCCGCATTGGCAATGGGTTTTGCTGTTAGGGTTGCTACCCCAGCAACCAATAGCGTAGTCGCCATATTGACCGCACCATCAATGTCCACCACATCTAAGTTACTAATGCCATCAACATCAACGTCTCCACTAATATCCAAGGTAGCAAAGACACTAGTTCCGGTAGCCGTAACAGTACCGCCAACGCCCAAGTTACCGGCTACTGTAACATTCGTGGTTCCAGTGGGTATTTCAAGAACATCTGCGTCTGCGTCATTCTTTATAGTTACATCGTTCGTGCTTCCCTGACCCGTAAGAATTAGACCCTCTGCGCTGGTAAAGCCCATAGCGGCATTGTCACCCGCAGCCGTATCGCTGGTTGCCTCTACGGTGCCACCTGTAATAACGCCCGTGGTTGTCAGAGTTGACGCACCATCGTTGATATACAAATCCGCAACAGTCGCTGTAATAAACACCTCTGCGTTGCCAGTGAGCGTAATGGCACTGTCAGAGTTGGAGCTTTCCGTAACAGACCGCGTAAGAGTAGTGCCACTAGACGTGTAAGTGCCGCTGCCTATTTCAAAAGCAGTTCCATCTTCTATGGCATAACGCACCGTTTGACTATTGGTTATACCAGCAGCATCAAAGGATTGATATCCTGATACGGCACTGCCCAATGTTATCGTTCCAGTACCCGTGGTACTGGTTGTCATCTTTGCACGGTTTCCTAGCGATATTGCCATGTTATGCTATCCGTATAATTGCGTTACTCGCGTCAGCCGTGGGAAAAATAATGGTAAAGTCACCAGAGCTTGCGGCTTTATCCGAACCAAAATCCAAAACACAAACAGCGGGTGTTCCGCCACCCGACACGGGGTTTGAATTATAAATTAATGCGCCACGAACAGAAGAGATTGTTACGTTGGAAAACACCTCATCTGCAAAATCTGTAAGCGCCGTTGTACCGCTAGTGGTTGGCGTTACACTGGTTAATAGCTGGCCCCCAGCGGTGTAGTTTGACCCACCACTACTGCTAATTTCGTTATTAGTAGCATACGTTGTAACACTTCCATTCATAGTGCTACCAGAGCCGCCCATGTCTGAGGGAACGGCACTATTAGTAAATAACGCCAGTTTAAAAACATTACTTGCAGTCGTGAAGTTATGAACACCTATCATAAGTTCTTTTTTGAATGAAGTGCAAAGAGCGTTTCCAGAAAAAGCCATATTAAAGTTTCCTTATGTGTTCAGATAGTTCAGGATAACCAGCCTGTTTGATTGCATTATATACAGTAGTTCTATCGCTTTGAATAGCCTGTTTCATATAGGCTGTGATTACCTGTCTCATGCGATTTTTATGATCTATAGCCTGATCTCTTATTGCTGGTGGAGCGTCATTTGATATAATCATCAACTTATTAACGCATAATTCAGAAACTTCATCAGGCGTGAATCCACGGTTATTTGTTGTTTTAACCTCAACACTTCCCATTGATATATCAAAAGGCAAATAACTCATCTAGGCTCTCCATCCCTGTAACTGTCTCTCTTACTAAATGCGTCTATTAGAGATAACTGCTTTAATGCAGATTCATATCGTTCTTTATAGTCATTCATTATGTCAGCCTCACCCTTCATAAACGTGTAAGCCTCAACCAACGATCCATATAAAAGAACTGTGTCAGCATTATTACCCAACCAAGATGTTTGTGATGTCACTATGGACGGCGGCTCAAAGTAATAATGAAGCTCAACAGTGTAATTTGCATTTGGTGTAGGTCCTAAAATGAAGTGGCCTTCAGTGGATGTTGCTATGTTATCACCATCAAATTGAGCGTAATAAAGAGGCTTTCCTTGAGTTGCTGATACAGGGAAGCCTTCTCTTATAAAATTCACATCCTTGTCTAAAAGGTAGCTATACTCCGCTGTAGTGGGATCAATTATAGCCATAGACGCTACAGCTAAAAAATCGGAAGGACGCTGTAAATACTGATTTCCTTGAGTTGCGCTTCCAGTACTATTAGCCCTAACCTCAGGTATAGTTACAGTCCTGAATATGCGTTGTTCAGCTTGTTGAATGAACGTAGGAATTAAAGAAACAAATGTTGTTTCTTCATTCTCTGTATAATTCTTTATCGCTGCTGTAAGCTCTGTATAGTTCATCACTCAGCCTCATTGTATAAGTTGTCGAATATCTGTGTGACATCTAATGTGTAATCTAAATCAGATTTAGAATAATGTATATGCTGTGAAGGCTTAAAGTCTGGTGCGCCTTCTCCTGTTTCAAACCAAGCTGGATGAGTGACCCTTACCCTATTGTTTGGTAGGGCAATAACATTACCCGTCCAAGGACCAGCATCTAATAATTGTAATACATGAGCCTGTTTGTGCTGCGCTGGGTCATCAGCAACATCAGTGCCTGTGTAGTCTACGGTAAACATATACTTTGCGGGAAAGAAGTCACCAGCAACCTTAGCCATCCAAGGACAAGGCATAGCCCTATCTAAGGTGTATACGGAGTGCGTGTGAGAAGGACAGTCCCAAGGCTGGGCGTCATGTACGGGCATACACTCAGGCCACTCAGAGAGCGGCTCATCGGCTACTAAGGCCGTTATAGGCATTCTAGCCCACATAGCCCCGCCGTGTACATTCTCATCGTCTGTATCGTCTGTCTCACTGCCTGTGAAGATTACCTGAAAGCTAAGGCACCTATTAGGCATTGTCGTGACAGCTATAGCCATAGCGTGAAGGAATTCGCCGTGGTAACGCTCATGATTGACCGTATACTCACGACGAACCCAACATTTAAAGTGTGGTATGTTTCCTTGCAAGAAAGCCATTTAAGTTCAATTGAACCTTTCTAACCGTTGCGTGTAAACTTTTGAGGACGAGCTGCACCGCTACCTCTAGCGACACCACCTCTAGACATGGCCTTTACCTTGCCGCCCTTGGCGTAGCCCTTCTTCATCATCTTGCCGCCGCCCATCTTTTTAGTGACAGCACCACCAGACTTCTTCTTAGCTACTTTACCGCCAGATTTCAGTCCAAACATTTTACTCATGCGTTTTTTAGCAGCTTTATTTTTTTCAGATGGGGTTGACCCAGCTTTTCCTTCTCTAGCTTCAACCATAGAGTTTTGACGAGCTATAAGTTGTTTCTTACGCCTTGCGGCCTGTTGAGCCTTCGTAAGCGACCCGCCTTCTTTTTTCTTAGTGACAGTGCCACCTTTTGAATAACCTTTTTTCTTCATAGCCATGTCCAAGTCTCCTATGGTGTGTTAGCCGTACCGCCCATACCACTGTGGTTTACGCAGTAATAATACAAAGTTGGTGCGCTGTTAGCTACAGTTATCTGGACATATGCACCAGCTTGCCCAGCCGTTCCTGACGTAGTTACGCCTGTAGTGTATTCAGAGCCACCACCATGTGTGCCGTTGGCAGTAGTGCTAAACCTTAATGGGTGGCTACTATTACTAGAGGCAGATTGATCAAACTTGTAAATATTTCCCTCAGACAAGCTTAATGTTGGGCTTACGCTTCCATCTATGTAGAACTTATTGCCACTA